CGGTGTAATAACCTTTCTTCTGTGCCCCCACGAATGCGTGGGTCAGGAACACAGTTTTGGCGGTCGAGGACTCGCCGTATATTTCGGTGATACCCCCGATAGGGAACCCTCCGTCATACTTACCTGAAATAATTTTATTAAGGGCATAGGAGCCCGAGTCTACGTAACCGAAAACCTGTCCTTCCTCAGAAAGTAGGTTCGCTCCGTCTAGCCTCTTACAAATGTCGTCTAAAATGTTAGCCATGACCTATTATAGACCATGGTTCAAGTATTTAGGACTCTTTCTTTGTAGCTTTTTTCTTAGCAGGTGCTTTTTTAGCTTTAGGTTTCTTTGGAACTACCACTGCTTCTGCTGCTTCTGCTGCTGCAGCTCGTTTTCTAGCTAGTGCTGCCCTGCGTCTTTGATGTACGTTTGCCATACAATTATATAGTACCACTCGTAGCTATATTTTTTGTAGTTTTTTCAGGTTTCTTCGGTGAAGGCTTTTTAACAGCTTTAGGTTTTGTGGGGGTTGGTTCGTGAATGGGGGTTAAACCATCACAGATAAGGGCACCTGGCAAGTCCAGAACTTCACCAGGAGCTATCCTTCGTAAAGTGCCCAAATCAACGTACACGTCGATTGAGTTTGTGTTTTTAAATTTCATAATATTATTTAGTTAATACGTAGCAGTATTATTGGGGCGGTACCATTCTTCGAGTGATATGGGAACGCCAGAATGGTATCCTAGTAACCTTTGAGTTTTTAAATTAAACTCAGATTGTCTTTCATACCCTATAGCTCTTGGGTAATCTAAAAGTTGTTTATAGTAAGGGAGTGAAAACGTTATCGGTAACCCCCGTCTATTTTCCTCTGTATTATTGCTTCCCGCTGAGTGAAAGATGTTGGAGTTCCAAATAATTATGTCCCCGGCTTTTCCTGTTACCGCTACGTTATTTTCTTCCCAGAACTCTTCGGTAGGTTTTATTTCTTTTAAGTGTGAATAAGGTAAAAGTAATGTTCCCCCATTCTCCTCCGTAAAGTCATCAACCATTACTAACATATTGAGAAGGATAGGTATAGGATGTGAGTACACCTTTACATCTCTATGTATTTTTTTATAAAATAACGATGATTCAGACGGAATGTTACTTACAGCGGTGAAAGAATTTAAAATACACTCCCCTTTAAAATAATGAGATTCAATATCATTTATTAAATACCTATCATCCATTTCTTGTAAGAAGTTGATGAATAAGTCGTCACTAACCAAAACATTCATCGCAACTTCATTAGATTTAATCCCATTATTATTACGTTCTCTTATAACCCTATGCTCTTCAAATAAACGTGGGAGAACATTTTTAATATCACTTAACCATTTTTCACTTACCCAATTTCTAAGTACAGTGTAACCTTTAGTGTGTAAATCTTCTATATTTTTTTCATTCATTTTAAAAATTTATCCTCTGGTTTTCTTTCTCTTATTATTTTTGAAGGGCTCCCGTATACTAAAACATTATCAGGCACATTATTAACAACTAAACTTCCAGAACCTACGACAGAATTCTCACCAATATGAATTCGGTCTACAACAGTAACCCCAAGAGTTATAGCAGAAAACTTACCTAAATCAACATAACCTCCGAGTGTAGAGCCTGCTGAGATGCTTGCAAATTTACCAATATAACAATCATGCTCAACTTGAGCTCCGGTTGCAAAAAACGTGAAATCTTCAATAACTGCTTTAGGGTTAAAAATACACCCAGCCATCGCGACAACACCTACACCTATTTCAACATTATTACCTATTACAACAGACGGATGGATGGCATTTACAAATTCAAAGGTAGGTACTTGTTCAATTATTTTATTCCAAACACAGCTCCTTGACCAGTTATCCCCAATACTAATAACTCCAACGTCTATGTTGTACTCTTTAATTAGTTCCTTGAGGTTTTCTTGTCTTCCAATTATTTTATACCCAAACCTATCACTACCAATATCATGAATAGAATCGATAATACCAATAATCTTGTATTTATTTTCTCTTTCAATAATATCAATTGTATAATGAGCTTGATTCCCCCCGCCTATAAGTACTAACTTTTTCATTGTGTGTAAATGGGGAACTTACTTAAGTCTGGGTACTTCATCTTTACAGGGTTATTATGTGTGGGATGCCCTTTCAAATCATAGAACTGAGTCATTAACAAAAGTCCTCTGGTTGAGATTTCAGGCATCATATAAAAATTCCACCCTAGCATATCAAAATTGTCTTCATGGTAACTGACCTCTCGTCTTCCCGAAAAAGCAGCACGTTTGAACCATAAATAGGCTTCGTAATCGTCAGTTAAAATGGCACCACCTTTCCCCAATTTAAGTGTTTTATATGGTCCTGTAAAAGATAAACACATGTGGGTGTTAGGTTTATACATATTATGGGTAAACAGTAAAGCAGAGTCCCATACCTTAGTAGGGGCAAGTTGATACGCTCCTTCTATGTGTTCTCCTTCTATTGAAGAGAAATTAACTTTCCCTTTAGCATGTATAATAGCGCAGGGGACAGAGGGGTATGTTCTTGAAGGTATTGTTATACTTTTTCCTTCTATTTTTTCATACTCTAAACATAAAAAAAGCGCGTTACTGCAGTTATCAATAGCTACCGCGTAAGGGGCGCCCGTGTATTTACACAGGCTCTCCTCAAAATTTTTCGTACAATCATAAACTTTAGACATTTAAATAGGTTCCTTATGTTGTTTAATTACCAAATACAAGTCTTTAACTTTTCGGGTGGAGAAAACAAATACCTTCGGTTCGCTCCTACAATCCAAGGGCTGATTGTAGAGCCTATATCCAAGTAAGTGTTGTTCGGGTTTGTTTGGTGGAGTTTGTGGGCTAAGATACTTCCCACCGGTCCGCAAGAAAATAAAAATAATTGTCCATCCTCTTGAGCTGCTAATGAGGTCATTTCTGTGATATGTTTTTCTAAGTAAGGCATTGAGTATGCTTCCCAGTTACAAGGTACATATACATCCACATTAAACGGAAGCTTCTTACCTTCGCCTTCTTCGTTAGCGAACAGTACTGTTCTCCCTTCCCACGCATCAAACTCCTTTAGCATTCCCTTAAGAAAGTGGGGGTAATTAGAATTGACAAACAGATTAGCCCATGTAATATTAGGGGATTGCACTTGTTCCCTCATCCACATACAAGCATCTATATGGTGACAGCAAGGGCAACTAACTCCTACATAATAATCCTTATGTGTGTATTGTAAAGCCTCTATTAGATACTTAGAGCATGCGTTCCCAGAGGTAGGTGGGAGTCCGAGCCCCATGTCGACGCTGGCGAACTTTATGTTGCGCATAATGTTATACTCCCCATCACAATGCTTTCCGAAAGCAAAAGAATCTCTGTTCTTTACTTTATTTAAAATAAATTTGAAGTCATCGTGAAAGTTTTTTGTTTTAACTTTATCTTCGCACTTATCCATTTATCAACTCCAGGCACTCAGCCAGTAACTTATTCCTTTCTTTATAAAACTCTGGTTGTGTTTCCACTTTGCTAAGTGCGGCATCATCACAACCTCTTTTGTGTTTATATTTATCAGCATTACAATCGCTGTCTTGAGCCACTACTACAGTCGCTACTTTTCTATGGTGCCAGTTATAAAGACCCAACGCAATGTCATCACCCCATACATCTCCAAAGTCATGATGCTCTAACAAACAGTTAACCGCATGATTAGTTATAAAATGCCCGTTGGTTCCTATGTGGACAAGGACGTCCGTGCCCTGATGATTCCAAGACCCCACCGCGATGTTAGGGAAATATTCCTTTCCTGAAAAAATTCTGCCAGAACACCCAATTTGGTGTTCCCCGTTCTTCTCAATAAAAGACGCGCACCTTTCCATGTAGTTATCAGTGGGGAACATATCATCGTCAAGTACTAAGAAATACTGGTCTTCATCTTGTTTACACATTTCGTACCGAGAACAGCAAGAGCCCCCATCCTCTACCTTATACACTTTATCAAACTTTTTGTAGAGGTCCGTATCTTCGAAGTCCTTATTATCACCGTTAACCCCCCAACACAACCAAATCTCTTTAGGAGGTGCGCTTTGTGAGCGCAGGCAGTCTAATTGCTCCTCAAGGTATTGCCCACGTTTCCACAGGCTTAGTACCGCGATATATTCTTTAGGGTTTATTTTTTTCATTTTAAATCCGTGATTGCTTCAAGTAATTTAGAATCTAATTCGTCCCGTAAGAGTTCGGCGTTAGGGACTACGCAATGACCTCCGATAGGACCTTGAGGTGCTGTCAGGGTTGGGCGAACCACGTTAGACTTGTTTAACTCAGTGTAACCATTATTGTAAGTTTTGTTGTAATGTGTTTGGGCTTCGTCGAAATTAACACCATGCTTATCACATAGTTTTTGAGCATAATCATGCCACGCAATACATACTCCGTAATAAGAGGTGTCTAACAGTTTGGCTATTTCTGTAGTGATAGATGATTCGTATACATCACACTCTATACCCAAATCATGCGAAAAATGTTTTGAAGCTGGTATCGCACCCGCACCACCAAAAACCTTTACGAATGTGTGTATACCCTCTGCTAAATTAGGGTGTACGCCTCTGACAGGGGAGTGGGTTACGTTAGGGTAGTCCGCGCTAATCAGTTTGGTTGTGCCGGGAGGAACGGTTGAATGGATTATAGTTAGACCTGGTTTTAAGGTATCGATATACTCGGATACCTGCGCTACAAAATCATAACTAAAAGGAATACATATATTTAAAACATGCACTCCCCCTAACTCATCATCACGGTCTAAATCTTTAATTAAGGGAACAAAATTGTTCGCCAAATAGATGTCGTCAAGGGCTTGCCCTATCTCACCGTACCCAATAATACCTATAGTTTTCATAGTTTTAATAGCTCTATCCATGCATCGAAGATTTTGTCCTCGTCCCATATCTCCAAATTCTTAATCATGCAGTTTTTGTTACCGTGGAACTCAATCCCCGCGCGCGTACATTCTGCTCGAACTCTTCCGTATGCCTCAGGCAAATTATCAGAGTTTGATTGGTATACACACGAAATAGAGTCGTATATTTTTTGTTTATCCATCTCCATCCCCATATAAATAACAGGAATATTATCACCACTACCATCATTAAGCAGAGGCTTTACTTTACTATTATAGTATCCTTCATCGTACATATTACCGTAAATTAAAACTTTATCGCACCCATCCTTAATAGCTCTTTCTATTGATACATGAGCTTGCTTACCTTCGGTGATAGTTCCAATAACTCCAGCTACCTTACCTTCCGGTTCTTTAGAAAGTTTTACCCCTCTTATGCAGTTGGGTATAACTTTACCGTACACACCTTGCCAGGACATTTGGTCTTCGCTTACAAAACGTATTTTTTCGTAGCCCTTTATATTTTTTTCTTTTAGTTTAAATATTTCTTTCTCATGACAACTTAACACGGTCATTCTAGCAGGGAAGTACGGTTCAGGTAGCTCAAGAAAATGTCCTATGAGGGTATCTCCCTCTTCTACCTTTAGATTCTGTATCTTGTCGCCTTTGCATTTATCCAAATGCCAGTCGTGGGGACCGTAGAAAGTACAATCGTAACCGCGCTCGTTAAACAACTCACACAGCTCCATTAAAGAAAAGGTTGAGCCACCTTCATTAGACCAACCACTAATTATTTTTATTTTTTTACCCATGTTCTCTCTCCAAGAATTGCCAGATGTCAGTATCATGAACTTCGTTGTCCTGCATAAATACATCGTCAAGTTTTCTACCTAAGCCGGTAGTGTACCGAAACTTAGGGTCTCGTGAAGGAACGTCAGCTCTTCCACGTGTTAATTTTACTTTGTACTCTTCTTTAGATTTAACCCAGTAATGGTTAATTCTAAACAGGTCAGCACTTCCTGGTTCGTTAAACGGGCTCAAGCAAGGTTCTTTCTTTTCATTAACAGGTTGCCCGCCTGTGTAAAAGAAGGAGTGAGGGTTTCCTGCGGGACACAAGGTGTGAGCGGGCTGAACAATAGACTTTATATGCTTGTCAGGTGTTTTCCTGCGCTTGGTATAATTAAGTAAGACTCCTCCTGGAGGTCTTGTTTCGTGACCATTGGAACCAAAAAATACCTCATTAACAGCTACACCAGGGTAGGGCTCGAAGTCCTTCAGCCTCTCTTTTAAATCTCCTCCCGGAGCAAAAAGAAATTCGTCCAAATCAATAAACGCCATCCATTTAGACTGGTCCTTATAAGCCGTAAGGGCATTATAGTAACAAGCCATTTGGCACATATCCATAGTGTTATAAGAATAAGTAACCTTTCCAGATTCGATGTAGGGGTAAAGAACTTCTGTGCTACCATCCGAACTACCGTTATCATAAAGGTAAAAGTGTTCTATCCCCACACTTAAATGGAAATCTAACCATTCTTGCAGGTTAGGGCTCTCGTCTTTAAGGACGGCTACAACGCTTAAGTATTTCATTTATCTAAAGGGTTATCTAAAGTGACGCCCATTTTGGCAACGTCCGCAAATTCCGTTAGGGGGGCTGTTTGGTGCCCTTGAGAGGCTTTGATGGCATCTTCCTTCATCCCCATGAGGTCTCGGTATAGGTCTAAACGACCACCCACAACTTTGTTGATGTCATATAACTTATCACATAAAGTTTTTAGATTTTGCCCCATCTCTTTTACATGTTGTGGGTCTTTAATACATTTAGTTAATATACGCGTCCACTCTGTTTTAGAGTTCTTAGGGTCAATCAAATACCCAGTCTCCCCATTAACAATAAGCTCATCATAACAGCCTACATCAGTAGCAATCAAAGGTATGCCGTAACGGGCACCTTCAATCGCTTTAATCTCAGACTTAGATTGATTAAAAGCATTATCGTCTAGTACTGCGAGGTTGATGTCTATGTTAGTGTACATCGCACCATATTGGTTAGGAGCCATTGCAGGATAGATGCGGTAATTACTATGCCCTTTAAACCCTGTTTTAAACACTCTTTCATAACCATCCCATACGTCTTGTTGCCAATCAGGAATTGGCTTACCGGTTTCCTCGTCGTAAGGCATCCCAGGTCTGCCATAGAAGCCCCAGTGCACCCTTTCCTTACCAACCTTTTGGTTTACTAAGTATGGAATGCCTGCGAAGTGTTTAACATCTACGTCATGATGGATACCTCCTACCCACCCCATACGAGTTAGCTTTTTAGGTTTAGGTGCTTTAGGCATGTTCCAATGAGGTAATGAGTAATCAATAGTATTCTTAATAATTACAAGTGCGCCTCGTACGTACTCTTGGATATACTCTGCGAACTTACGTTGGGTTACTGTTACCAAGTCTACATTGTTATAAATGTATTTTGTAACTTCATCTAGTTTTTGCTCTTTATATACATCAAAAAGTCTGTGCCCGCTATACAAGTCGGTCAAAAGGTCGTCTGTATCAAAGTGGGTAAACTTACCAAGCTCATGTGCCTTTTGTAAAATATGTGCTGTGTACATACCTCCAAAATTATGTATGTTCTGCGTAAACACGACATCCGCCCACTTTATGTTTTCATACTCGAAGTCTGGAGGGGTCTCAGTTTTGGTATCCGCATTCCATCCAAGGGGGTTATCATCCCATCGAATCTCTACGTCATCGGGGTAAAGCTCTGCCAGTTTCTCCATAGGAAGGAGGATGCGGTAGTAAGCGCATCCTCCATGGTTACTTGGGCAAGCTAAAATCTTTAGCTTTTCTGCCATATATTAATCCACCTTAAGGTCTTTCAAATGTGCCATATAATCTTCATCATCTGGCGCTTGAGTTTCAGAGGTAACAGTTTCAGGTTGTGGACCCTTCGTAGAAGCTTCCAGTTCCATCATCATACTTTTAAGTTCATCGTAATCAGCTACCTTAACAAGACCGTGAATATCATGAAGTTCATCCATCCACTTTGCATTTTGGGCATCAGTGCCTGCCTCACTCTGCTTTGGCTTAGGCGAAGACTTATCGTAATTCGGCCATTGTCCTTGAGTATCTTTTACAATCTTGAAATCCCAACCTTCTTGCATGTCAGTGATATCACCAAAGTCCTCGTCAAAGAAACAGTCTAGTACCTTACCGAAAAGCTTTTGCCCTACGGATAGAATCTTAACAGACTCGTCACGACGGTCAACCACATTCATGTAGTAACGCTTGCGAGACTTAATTTGACGTGCGAGGTCTTGCAGCTCTTTGCCTTTAGGACTCTCTTTGCCAATGGAGTTAATTTCTTTCCACATGTTGTAGTAAGTATCACATACAGGACACTTGCCACCCTTTACACGTGGGCAGTGATAATTCTTGTCGTTAAGACGGTGAATTGCAGTTTCAGCATAAAATTCTT